AACTTTACAAGGAAAATACAATGGCTAAAAATAAACAAGAATCCATTAAAACACAAATTAAAATAGATGATGATGATTATCAATATGAAGATATGACACCAGAACAACAAACAATGGTTAATCATATTGCTGATTTAGATAAAAAACTCAATGGCACAAAATTTAATGCTGACCAATTACAAGTAGGTAAAGATGCTTTTGTCAATATGTTAAAGACATCATTAACATCTAAAGAAGAAAAAGAAGTACATCAATAATTACTAGGACTTAAATTATGTTATCGATATTGTCGGGAATATTAGGCTTTGCTACATCAGGACTTCCTAGTGTATTAAAGTTTTTTGAACAAAAGGGCGATCAGAATCATGAACGTGAGATGGCTAAAATTGAAATGCAAAGAAGTTTGGCAATGGCAGAAAAAGGTTTTGCTTCACAGGAAAGAATTGAAGAACTTAAAACCGAACAAGTCAGCATGGATACATACACTCAAGAAAGAGTGGCGTTATATAAAAACGACGAAGCGTCTGCAGAAGGGGCATCTACTTGGGTTATTAATCTTCGTGCTAGTGTTCGCCCCATTATCACCTATATTTTTGTTATTATTCTTTTGGTGGTCGATTTTGTAGGATTATACTGGGCTATTTCATCAGGACATAATTATGCAGAAGCTATGCACATTGTATTTAGTAACGAAGAAATGGCTATTCTAGCGTCTATTATTGGTTTTTGGTTTGGGTCTAGACATTGGGAAAAATAAGTGAATACATCAGAAAAGGGTATAACCCTCATAAAGTATTTTGAAGGAGTACATGCCACACCTTATATCTGCCCTGCCGGCTATTATACTATTGGCGTTGGTCATCTTATCAGTCGCGATGCTGAGCTACCTATTGAATGGGATAGGGTTTTATCACCTGGGGAAATAGATGATTTACTTAGAAAAGACCTACGACGCTTCGAGTTGGGAGTACTTCGTATGTTGGGTACTGTGCAACCAACACAGTCTGAGTTTGATGCTCTTGTTAGCTTTAGCTTTAATCTTGGCTTGGGATGCTTTCAAAGGAGTACAGTTCGTTCGGCTTTTGTGCGTGGTGATAAAAAGAGAGCTGGTGAAGTTCTTTTGAAGTATTGCTATGCCGGAGGACGGAGACTTAAAGGATTAATTAGAAGACGTTTAGCAGAACACGCGCTATTCATGACACAAGGATAAAGTATGCCACTTAGTAAATTAAAATTTAGACCTGGCATAAACCGAGATAAAACTGATCTTGCTCAAATGGGTGGTTGGTATGATGGAAACATGATACGGTTTAGAGAAGGTTTTCCTGAAAAAATAGGAGGCTGGGAAGCAGCTACTTTTACTCCCTATGTAGGAGAAGCGGTCAAACTATTTGTTTATGCTATAGATACAGGTGCAGCCATTGCAGGTCTAGCGACGACTAAAAAAATCTACATTCGTGCCGGTACAACTCTTTATGATATAACTCCTATACGAGCTACATTTACTACTTCAACTACTCCCTCCACAGACAACTGTTTTACTACTAACACCACTGCAGGCACTGAAGGCCAAGTCTTAGTAACACTTACTGGACACGGTGCTACTACAGGTGATTATGTTACTTTTAGTGGTGCAGTCGCAGTCGGTGGTATTACAGCCCCAGAACTTAATTTAAACTTCGAAGTAACCGTTATTGATAGTAACTCTTTTACTATTGAAACAGCGGGTACAGCGACTTCAGTAGCTACAGGGGGTGGTACAGGAATTACGGCAGCGTTTGAAATTAACATTGGAGCAGACACTTCAATAGCAGGCTATGGTTGGGGTGCAGGTACATGGAGTCGAGGAACTTGGGGTTCAGGAGCTACACTTCCAGCTATCGTCGATGTACGATTAGTGTTTATGGACAACTTTAATAATGACTTAATCTTTAATCTAAATAATAAAGGCGCTATTTATTACTGGACTTACAGTGCAAGTTTTGATAACAGAGCAGTATTATTAAGTTCTTTAGCGGGTTCAATTGCTGTACCGGCTGAAAATGAAAAAATACTTTTTGCACCTAGTGGTCATTTACTGTCTTTAGGTTGTAGTGAATATAGCGAAACATCTACTGCGGGAGCTACTATTTCAAGTATTACAAGTTCTACAACGACAGCCACTGTAACTACCGGAAGTGCTCATGGATTAAATACTAATGACTGGGTCTACCTTTCTGGTCAAACAACAACTGCTTATTCAGGTACCTATCAAATTACAGTAACAAGCACAACGACTTTTACGTACACACTATCAGCGTCTACTACATCCCCTGCTTCTGTTGCAGGAAGTTATCAATCTATCTCTTATAGCGGTGGCACATTTGATCCAATGTTAATTAGATTTGCTGATGTTAATGCAGATATAGGTCCTAAACCAGAAGTATGGAAACCTGAACTTGCTAATAGCGCAGGGTTTTTATTTGTTAAAGAAGGTTCTAAAATTGTTACCGGCGCTAACGTAAGACAAGAAACGCTTATATGGACTGATACTTCACTAAGTACACTACAATTTTTAGGTACGGCTGAAGTGTTTGGACTACAACTTTTATCTAATGACACTAACATTATGGGCCCTAATGCTTGGGCAAGTGTTAACAACAATATGTATTGGATGGGAACGGATAACTTCTTTGTATATGATGGTCGAGTTAATGTTCTTAAGTGTCCTTTATTAAGATATATATTTGAAGATATTAATAGAGAACAAGCTCAACTTATTCACAGTGGTACTAATAAAGAATTTAATGAGGTCGTATGGTTCTATTGTTCTGGCGGAGCAACACCTTCGCTTACAATTGATCGTTATGTAATCTACAACTACCGTGATGATATTTGGTATTATGGACAACTTAACAGAACAACTTGGGTGGATGCAGGTATTAACGAATATGCACTAGCTACTTCTGGTGGATACTTATACTCACATGAAAAAGGTCCTAATGATGGACAGCCTTTAGGTGCAGCACCTCTGGCTATTAACGCATACATTGAGTCAGCCTTTATGGATATAGCTGATGGTGAGTTTTATATGTTAACAAAGCGTGTCATTCCTGATGTAGACTTTACTACATCACAAACTGTTAACCCTGTAACAGGAGCAACATTAACCCCTGCAGTTGATATGGCAGTTGCAGTTAGTAAGTTTCCAGGAGCAGCAACACAAACAACTGATGTAGCTGGGACAACACTAACTAGAGGTGTTACAACAAGTGCTACAACAATAGATCAGTATACTAATCAAGTATTTATAAGAGCACGAGGACGACAAATGAACTTTAAAATATCATCAGATACTGTAGGCACACAGTGGCAACTAGGGGATACAAGAGTCGATGCTAAACCAGATGGACTAAGGGGATAACATGGCACACGTCGTACAACCTAAATCACCTAACTTAGTCTTACCTCCTTTAGAGTATAGTGAAGATCAACAGAACCAACTACAGAATCAGCTAAGGTTATACTTTGCACAACTAGATAAAGCACATTTAGATGAGATTAAAAACTTACACACTAACAATGTGATGCATTGGATGGGAATATAATGTCAGGTGAATTTCAAGATTTAACAGGTAAAAAATTAGGACAAGCAGCTTTAACCACTACTACAGTAATATTATATGAAACCCCTGCTAACACACGTACTTATATAAAAGATATTATGGTAGCTAATCATAGTGGACCTTCAGGCGCAACAGGGACAGTATCAGTATATATAGTTCCAGCCGGCGGTGCCGCGTCAAATGATAATGAGCTTATAGGAACTGTTAACGTACTTAAACAAGAATATTTACATTGGTCAGGATTACAGATAACTAACCCTGGAGATACGATACAAGCAGTATCCGATGGAACTGAGTTAACGATCACTATATCAGGAGCTGAAGCCGTATAAAACGGTTTATACATAGCATATTACATGGTATTATACAACTTAAATAAATAGGATTTATTATGTCATTAGGAAGCATCTTATCAGTAGCAGCACCTATCGCCGCAGGGTATTTTACTGGGGGCGCTGGTGGAACATCTTTATTTGGATTAGAAGCTACAGGTAGCGCTATTGCCGCAGGTGCTTTAACAGGTGCAGGTATTGCTGCGTTATCAGGCGGGGATATTCTTACTAGTGCTGCAATGGGTGGTCTTGGTGGTTATGGTGGTGGTGAATTAGGTGCTGCTTTTAATCCAGCGGGAGCAAGTGGTATAGCATCAGCAACAGGAACAACTAATGCGGCGGTAAACCAAGCTGCTATGAGTAACATGACAGGTAGCGCATTAGGACAAGGTGGATTTAATACAGCAGCAGGCAGAGGTTTAATGGGTGTAGCAACTCCTGGTATGGCAGGGGCAGCAGGAGCAGGCGCGAACACAGGACTACAAAATGTTACTGCACAGAATACAGGACAAGGATTTAGTCCTTATGCTACTCCAGATACTTTAGGCGAATCTGTAACTCAATTTTCAGCTGATGCAGCCTATAACGCAGCTAACCCAAATTTAGGAATAGATGTAAGCGATGTTGTTAAGGATCGTATAACTGGACAAGTTGCGGGGCCTAATTTTGACTCTTTACCGAGATTAGAGGATTTTCCTTTATATGAAGGAGCTCAAACACCTGATTTTGCAAACATAGTAAAATCTACCCCACAAGAATTAGCAGCCAACCAAGCAAGACAAGCAGTTGACACAAGTTTCTCAGCAGGAGTAGAAAGACTAGGTGATGGTAGTATGAGTAAAGGAGCTATGAAATTAGGTTTAGCTGGATTGCCTGTATTAGCAGCAGCATATGAACCAGAAACATTTACTTACGACCAGATGAAAGAAGCAGAGGCATATGACCCTGATGAAACACTTAACCTTTTAGATCCTGAATTAGACTCAGGCATTGAAGATGTAATAGACGAAGACTCTGGACTTAGATTATATGCAAATCAAGGCGGTATGGTACCAGCATACGCAGAAGGTGGTACGGTAGAATCTAGAGCTAATCAAGGCATGAGAGATGCATTAGCTAGAAATAAA